GGACAGCCTCGGACATTGCCCAAACATACGTCAAGTTGATAGATCATGAGGGGCTCGATCTGGAGCGCACGCAGGAATATGCCAATGCCGGGCTGGCGGCCCTACTAAACGAGGACTGGATCTGGTTTGGAAAGATTCTTCACGAGTCTTGGCTGTTAAAGCGCCAGCTTCCGGGTGTCACGACCCCGGAGATAGACGAAATTTATGCAGAGGGAAGACGCGCGGGCGCAATCGGCGGGAAGCTCCTTGGCGCCGGCGGCGGCGGATTCATGGTCTTCTTTGTTCCCCCGGAAAAGCAGGACATGGTTCGGGAAAAATTAAGTCGTCTGGTTCACGTCCCGTTCAAATTCGAATCCAGCGGAAGTCAAATTATTTTTAATGCCCCTTGACACGTTTTCCGTTTTACGATATTCACACCCTTGAACAGTTAATATAACCCTCGCCAATTCTGCACCGCGTTAGCGTGCAGCCATCGACAGCCGGGACGTTACTCCGGACAAAATAAGGAGAACGTCCCTATGCGAGTAAATACCAAAATCGTCATAGACCTAAACACCGACGAAGTAGTCGCACGGGAATCCTACGACTACCACGGCCCGGTCGCGGCTTGCGCGGAATGGAGTTATCAGACTAACGATCCGCTGACGCCGAAAAGATGGGCCAAGGAGATGTTTGCGGCATTTCTCCAAGAGATGTGGTTTATGCGCTGCGCCTCTCGCGAGGAGAGCGCGTGCGTGTACCTCTTGGACAACCTTTCCAAGAACTCCGGCGACCAGATCACTTACGGGGTAACCAACCTGCTTTCCGGACTTGGCACGCTCGATCTTAACACCTTGACCGGGAACGAGGAGCAGCCGACCACTTACGGCGACTCCCTTGTGGTTCACGAACTCGCGCATGCGGTTTTGCTCGTGGGGCCCATCTCGATCCAACGGGTTTTGTTCGACATGCGGAAAATCGCTCGCAATAGGCTGGGCGACTGGTATGCGGCCCGCGCCGACCATGCCGTGGCCAACCAGACCGGTTCTCAGGTCCAGCTTACCGATACCCGACACACCGGATTGCAGGCGGCCACCGCTCCTTCGCCGAACGCGGCTGCGGCCGTTCCTTCGCGCCATATCGTGGCGCCCTACCCGGGCGGCACCAATACCGACGCGGACTCTTTGACAAGTTCCCATCCGATGGACATTCGGCTTATCGATATCGCCGTTGCATGGGCCAAATCGATCACTGCTGGCGTCCGTCCGATGGTGGTATCTGGGCGCAAGGTTCATATCCAGTGTATGCACCCTAGCCAGGTAACCGATCTCAGAACGTCGACTACGACCGGCCAATGGCTCGATATCGAGAAGGCGGCGATGTCGGGCGGCGATGTCGGAGATAACCCGATCTGGTGGGAGGCGGTTGGCATGTATCACAATGTCCTTTTGCACGAGAACGCCCGCGTGCCGAACGCAGTTACGAACGCCGGCGCAGTCAAGGCCAACACTAAGCGCTCAATCTTCATGGGCGCTCAAGCCGCCACGCTGGCCTTCGGAAGATACCCCGGCGAACAGAACCGGTTCCGCTGGCTGGAGGAACTCAGGGACTTCGGGCGCCAGATGGGTATCGGCGTCTCGAGTATCTGGGGAGTCAAGAAGGTGATTTTCAATTCGGTCGATTTCGGGTCTATCGCGATCGATACATACGGAATTGACCGGGATAGTCCAAGCGCTCAAGCCACTTTGACTCAATAAGTGGGCATTGGCAGGGATTAAGGAGGGTTCTTATGGCTGTTTTCTCAACTGATAAATACGCGTTAGGCGCGGCCGGGGCTCCGACCGGGGTTTATCCACAGATAATCCCGTTTAGCACGGCGAACGCACCCGGAGCCAATATTCCAGCCAGCCAAGACTTGGGCACGTCGGACCTGATCGGGCTGTTCTACGTTCCGACGCCGGGACGCCTTGGAGGTTATTCGATCGATATAGGCGATCTCGATGGAAGCGCTGCCTTGGTTTTCGTGCTGGAAGACGGACAGGGCAACGTCTACCAATCGGGCATCACCACCGGCCAAGCAGGCGGCAGATTGACAGATGCCACGGCTATCGCCAACAGAGTTGGCCAGATTCTCTATACCAGCGCCGCGTCAGCATATCTGAGACTCAGGCCGAGTACCGGGGCAGGAGCACAGGCAGCAGCGGAAGTCGTAGTGAATGGCGTAGCCTTGGTGAAACACGAATAATGGAAAAGCCTGTCCCATTTAAGGGCGGCTACGATTGCGATGAAAAACCGCCCGAGCCGTATCCCGATTACCCTCGCAAGGGCCCCAGAGGGGCGACCGACCAGATAGTCCGTTCGCTCCTCGGGACTACCGAAGGCGAGAAAACGAAAGCGCAGTGATGGATCTTTCCAGGGAAAAGCTGAGCGAGAACATCGAAGATCGGCGGAAAAAGGCAAAGCCGAAGCACTTTGAGGATCTACCACTGCCGGAACAGGTCAAGCGTATCCGTCAACATTTGCGTTCATGCGGTCATTCGAGTCGTTTTCTCGATGACCCAGAACAGAAGGAGGACTAAAATGCCCAAGCGTAGCAAGAGCGCGTATAACGAATCGGAAGGCCGGGCCGATACTCCGGACAGCTCTCCGTTTTTTTCCTATGACGAGGTTTTCGCCGCTCACGGTCAGACCGACTCCATGGAAGAGACTGTCAATTCCAAGTCTGGTGAAATAATGGGGCACGGAGCCCCGGGCGAGCTTCATGCCAGCAAGAAAGCTGGTCCAATGAAGGGGCGATAAATCATCCTTACCTGTAACGATGGGGCGATGGAGCCGCACAAGTGCCACAGGCCTATGATCCTCTCAATTCCGATCAGAGGACTTTCGGTGAGATGCTACAGCGAATTATTCGCGAGCTTCACCGCCCCGATCTTCTCGGACAAGTGCAAGACTTCGCACGCGATGCCATCCGGCATTGGTCGCGCCAGCCTTTTTTTTTCACAGAGATAGATAATACCGACATCGGCGGGTGGGCAGGGAGCCTCTTCGTGCCCTACGGATACACAATCCGGGAGACTGCCGACGATGGGAACGAATATATTTTTGTCGCTCTCACTTCCGGCAATAACGGCACCGTTATACCAACCTTCGACCATCGGCTTTTTACGTTAGCTGCTCAGCCCGGGCCGATTTTCAACGTCGGAGACTTCGGGACTACCGTAGACAACGAAGTGACCTGGGCTACAGTGGAGGCTTGGCCGGATAGTCGAGGACCGGCGAGCAACAAATGGACACAGCTCTCAACGGTCCCCACCATCAACCAGATCATTCCCCCGATTGACTACGTTGCGCCAACGACAGTTGAGATCACAGCGGCCAATCTTCGCTACGAGCTAGGGAAAACGAGCTACCGAAACTTGCGCAAGGTCGATGTGATCCGGCCAGCACCGGTCACGGTCTATCCAACAGATTACGCCTTTTATCAGAAACGCATTTACTGTTGGCCATATCCGATCCAATTCTTTCCGATCACGCTGTCTTATTATTCAGCCCCTTTCCCGCCCCGAGCCGTGACAGACAGTAATTTCTGGACGACGACGGCCGAGAGGCTAATCCGTTGTTACACAAAGCACATCATTCACCGTGAGCGCATGTATGACCCAGAGGCTGCGGCGATGGAGCTGGAGAATGCAGAGAGCGAAAAGATCTCCCTGCAAGATCAGGAACGAGAACAGCAAAGCCAGGAAGGCCCAAGTCCGGAGGCGTGGTAAGAACAAAATGGGACTCTTTCGATCAGGAAGCGGCCGATTGATCCCGCTAACGGAATTCGCGCCGGATCTGCCGGCAACCACTCCGGGTATTATTTTGGACGCCAGAAACGTGCAGCCAACGCCGGCAGGATTTAGGCCGCTGAATGATACGGCCTCTCTCGGCGCCGCCCTGCCAGCTAGGCCCATCGGCGCGTTTCGGGCTTATTACATCGATCAAAGTACGGCTTTATTCGCTGCGGTCGAGAATGGGTCTACTCAGGTGGATTTTTACCGACTATCGGGCGGCACATGGTCGGCTGTTGGCGCCGGCTTCGCTCATACTGCCGGCGCCCTCGCCGATTTTGCCCAATATGGCGACGATGTTCATTGCGCCGCGGCTCTCAACGGCGGGCTTTTTCGGTGTCCCAAGGCGGGGTCGTTTGCTGCGATCTCCGGATCTCCGGCGAACACCCTGATCACGACTACGGCATCTCTCCAGGCGCTGGCGTTTGTCGGCGATCAATGGTTCTCCTCCGCGATCGGAGATAACACGGATTTCACCGACAGCGCAGCCACATTGGCCAGAAATGGGCGGATCTTAGATACTCCGGGGCCGATCGTGGCAGGCGCTTTTATTAACCGAAACGCGCTCGCCTTTAAGAAAAACTCCATCTACATCGGCCAACAGGGCGCTCCTTTCGGCTGGCTGTGGGAAATCATTTCGGGCGGAAGCGGGACATGGGGCAGGGGTTGTGTGATCCAGGGGCCGGATTTCGTGGCGTATATCGGGCTTGACGATTTCTGGATTACGACGGGCTACACGCCGCAGCGTATCCCGAATAATCTTGCCAGGTGGTTTTTCAGAATGCTGGACGGCAATCATATCGAAGAAACTATCGGGTGGTTCGATGCTTCACAGTCGACGCTTTACTGGCACTTCGTTTCAATTAACGCGCCCGATGCGCCGACCTGCGATATGTTCGTCTCCTACAACCTTCGCGCGCGCCGCTGGGCCGTCGGCCACGGCGACGTTTCGAGCGTCCCCTATTTTGGCATAACGAGCAATCAACTACCGCTGCCGATCTCCACTAACTCAAGCATCTTTATCGACGGGAGTTTCGTTCCGCAGCAAAGGAGCGGGGATCCGGGGCCGATGTTTTTGACGACTGGCTATCACGGCGACCCGGCACGACTCTCTCAAATGTTCGGAGTCAAGCCTGAATACAATACCAAGCCGAGCGCCGCCACCGTCGTCCCGTGGCACGTCAGAGAATTAGGCAAGCCGGATGAACACACCGAGGCCGCGGTCGAGGACATAGAGAGCGGCTGGCATACATGCGGGCAGTATGACCGCTATCACAAGTGGGTTTTATCGACACAGGGGGATTGTGAGGTTATTGGCTTTACGCCGGAATTTAGACCGGGGGGTACTTACTGATGAAAAAATTGTTCTTGGCGCTTTTTCTTCTGGCGCTCCCATTGGTGGCGAGCGGCCAGAGTACGCCGAATTATCTTGGTGCGGTGGGAGTAATTCCGACCACGCCGCCGACGGCGTTCGGATGCTCTCTTCAGGCTATCGATGCGACTCTGACGCAATGCCAAGCCGTGCCGGGCGTGTCCACGCAAAGTCATTACATCACCCTAATCGCCGTCCAGACAAGCACGGGCACTTCGGGCACTTATGCGCTTAGATCCGGTACGGGCACAAATTGCGCCACGGAGACTACCAACGTATTCCCTAATATCGGCGACGGATCGGAAAGGTTCAACGCACCGATCGCGGCCAACGGCCTAAACGCCATCCCCTTGCCGACGCCGATCAAGGTAACGACCGGACACGCGATCTGTTTGATCGGCGTGGCTACTAACACGATCGATGTGTTCATTGGCGGGTACACTCAGTAGGAGGCACGATGCAGGTTTTATTCAAGGAAACTCTGACCCAAGACGGCTCGGTGGTAATTTGGGAGGATCTTAGAAACGGCGACGAAGGACAACCGCACGGGCATCTTCAACTCTACGGGCTACCGACGCAGAGAACTTTTCATGTGGTAGGCGACCTAGCAGGCGCCCGCGTGGAAATTCTTGGAGGCATTATTCCGGGACGATTTAATTACATCAATGATGGTGAACGAAACAATCTCGTATTCGATCAACCATCCATCAAACGGTCCATGGATCTATTGGCGCATATAATGCCGCGCATTGTAGACGGGAGCGCGGACACTAAAGTAACGATCGGGATGGCGATCGCGATCAGAAAGGGGTAAGCAATGGCTCAACCAACAGAGTTGACAGACAGCCAAATATTGGACGCAGCGCGCCAGCTCGAGCAGGACGTGAAACTGCGGGCGCTGGCAGGCGTCGGCCTCCGTGAGTATGTCCGCATCAAGCAAAAAAAGGAGTCCGGAGAGCGCGAGTTGGCAGATATCGAGAAGCAGATTGCGGCCAAACGTGCGGCTCTTAACTCCCTGACGCAAGCCAACGCAGAGCGCGAAGCAGAACTCGCTCGGGAATTCGCGATGAAAAAAGCAGCGAAGGAGCGGGAGTTTGAAGGCCTCGGAGCGCGACTTGGCGGCGAAATCGAACTCCTCAATGATAAGATTGCGGAACTGGAAGGTTCGATCTTGACCATGGAAAAGCAGGCGAAGGATATGAACCGTAAAGCCGACGCCGATTATCGCGCAAAAATAGAGACGCACGCTAAAGCGGAAAAAGAAAAAATCGCTCGTAACAAAGCGCTCGATGAAGAATTTAAGAAAACTCAAGACGCCTTTAGCAAGTGGAAAAGGGATCACGGGCTTTGAGATTAAAGGAGTTTTTACAATGGCACTATACACAGAATTATCCCCCCAGGATCAAGGGATTGTTGACAATCTCGTAAACTTTGTACGCGCCGGCTCTGGCGAAGTGGCGCGGGTGTTTAATCACCTAAAAGCCATAGCCGATGATGCCAACGGGCTAGCAATCTTCGCCACGCTTGATGCTGGCGCAGTTGTGCCGAATAAGTCCGGTTTAGCGGGAGCCGATGATATGACGGCGACAGAATTAGCGACATTGTTTAACCTCATGGAGTCCGTCCGTCAGGTGGTTGATTTGGGTAATGGCGGCGCAAGTGTTGGCGTACCCAACCCGCCCTTCAGGGCACAGGCAACTAAGGCCAGTGGCATCAATGCGATGCTAGGGTAAATGGGTGCGCTTACAGAAACATACGTCGCCACTACGTCAGGTGACGACGCGACTGGCGACGGTTCAAGCGGCAACCCGTTTCAAACCGTACAGCACGTCTTGGATAACGTAACCAGGGATACGACTAACGGTGATAAAATTTTTGTGAGCGGCGAGGACGTTTTATCGGCGTCCCTGGACTTTACTACATGGGGGAGTCCCACGCTTACAGCTAAAACAGTTTTGAGAAATTGGGTCGGCGGGCCAGACGGTGCCGGGGGTTTAGACGGAAACAACGGCAATTTTGCTCTTTGGAACAAAAACCATGTGTCGGCTATAGGGCTGAATCTTCACAATACTGGCACAGAAAAGATAGTGATTGTTGATGGTGATGGGAGAAATTATTTTCAAGATTGTGTTTTTTTCGACAATAGCAACGGTTGGGCCTTAGATAATAACGGCGGGGCAAATCATGGTGGGGTTTTCGGGTGTAGCTTTTCTAATTGCGGGGGCGTGGCGTTGCACGCGAATGTATTTGGTAGTTGGTTTTTCGAGGGGCCGACCAACACGTTTAGCAACGGTATGGCGATCAGAGCGGCTGAATCTAACCGAACGATCTGGGGAAACATAATTACCCTAAAGGCTAGCAGTGCTAATGATGGGATTCAGTGTTTTGGAGGAAACGCCAATATAATTATCGCCCATAACTCTATTTTATCTTCGAGCGGGACAGGGAAAGGGATTTACTTCGATACTAACGGCTCCGTGGTCGTGTTCAACAATTTAATAGAAGGTTTCAGTGGTACTGGGGGAATAGGCATTTCTCTAAACGACTGGACTACGACAATGGACAACTGGGCGGTTGCAAATAACGCAGTTTTTAATTGTGCAACTGCCTATGATTTGGATTCCGACACCGTCTTCACCGACGACAACGAAAGTCTCGGCTCTACCCCCTTTGCCAAGTCCGGCAGCAACACCTTCGCTAACCGCTTTGTGTACTTTGCTCCGCTGGACGTTGATAACGTCTGGGGCGGCGCGTATCCCGGTGGGAATTTAGATAAAGGTGCCGTGCAACACGTATCGAGTGGCGGCGGACTAAATTATCCACGTAGTATGTCGGGCGGGTTGGTCTAATGGAAGATATTCTCATAGGCACAACCGACAGAACGATTCTGGTTTTTATTCCCGACTCGGCACAAACCGATGGCAGTGGTGCGACTGGATTGGATTCCTCCGATTTAACTGTATCTTATACCAGGGTAGAAACAGATAATGATGTTGTCGTTACCGATGTAACATCAAGCCTGAGCGACTTATCTGCGCTTACGGACGCTCATACAGATTGGGGGTTGAAAGAGGTTTCCAATACCCTAGCGCCGGGACTTTACAGGCTTGATATTGCTGATGCCGTATTCGCCACGGGCGCGTGGTACGCGGTTGTTTATGTGATGGTAACAACTAGCGCGGCATCGCCCGTGCCTAAACAGTTTAATCTCGTAGCGGCGCTAAACGATCTAAGTGCCGCCCAAGTTAACGCCGAGGTTGTGGATGCCCTAGCGACCGATACCTATGCGGAGCCGGGGCAGGGAGCGCCGGCAGCGACAACCACCCTCGCCGCGAAAATAAATTACATCTACAAGTCTTGGCGGAACAAAAAGGACAATGATGGCACGACCACGCAACTATACGCCGACGATGAAAGTACAGTAGATCAAAAACAATCCACAAGCTCTGCGGGCGGTACGGTTACAAAGGGCGAGTGGGTAACGGGGCCATAGATGGCAGACAATGTTGAAATTACCGCTGGCAGTGGGACCGCGATAGCCGCAGACGATATTACTAGCGTATGGTATCAGCGGGTGAAAATCTCGCTTGGCGCCGATGGTGCTGCAACTGACGCTCTTGGCGGAGCCGGCGCGGTAGCGGCTGGCGTGCAGCGCGTAACGCTTGCCAGCGATGATCCGGCTGTAGCGGCGCTTACAGGGACTTTAACCGTAGACGGCTCAGGTGTTACACAGCC